AACATTTAATTTGGAGTTGTTTATATATAGGACCATTTTCTTTAATTTTACGCGATGTTTCAGGATTGATAGTTTTATTTTTAAGCCAAATATCACAAATTTCTTTTTGAGTTAATTTGGGCATTATTATCTAATTATATAAGGATTTTTATTAATAATTTTTGAAGGTTTAACAGTTGTAAAAGAGTTAACATTATCAAGTAAAAATTCTAATATTTCTATATTTAATAATTTTAGTAATTTGCAATCAAGTATAGTATTATATTGTTTAATTATTGAATGTCTAAATAATCGTTTAAAAGAAATTTCATCTGATGGTAATTTATAATCATAAAAATTTAATGCATTTAATATATAATTATAATCAAAAGTTATTGGAGTTTTTAAATCTGCTTTTCCATATTTATTATTTAGTGTGAAAGGCATTATTAAACCAAAATCCCATATAACCCATAAATAACCCTGATTTTCTATATAATAATCTTTACCATAAATATTATAATGTAAATAACCACCAGGTTTTATTTTATGATAAAGAAAATTACCAGTATGAGGATCTCCGTGATAACAATTAGTATATGTATGAAAAAACATAAGAGCAATAAATATTTGCGTAAAGATATTATAAAAATCAGGTTTATTGCCTGCTATTAATATACTATGTAAATCACCAGCTGCTAATTCATTTAATTGAATTAATAATAATTTATTTCTAGTTATTAATTCTGGAAAATGATTTTTATTATTATGTTTATTTTTAACAATTGAATATTCATCTGGATTATTACTTTTAATAGTGCTATCACATTTAAGAGAACCAAATGAAATAGGAAAATGAGGACATTTTAATTCAATAACAATTTTTGTTAAATCTTTTAAAATTTCAAGTTCTTTTTTATTGTCATTTGATTGATTAGTAATTTTAACAGCAAATTTATTTAATCTATCAAATTTTGTTCCATATTTTATATTAGATTTAAAATGAGATAAATAAACAATTCCATATGCACTTGGTGTTCCAATACGTTTATCTAATATTATTTTGTTGCCAATTCTATAAAATGGTTGTCTATTCTTAGGATCATAATTATATAATCTTAAACAATTATTTTTTTCTTTTATTGATAATAAATGTTTTTTCATAATAATAAAATAATTAATGCGATCAATTAAATTTATTGATGTACGTTTAATATAAGGAATAAATAATTTATGTATTTTTTTAGCTGCTTTTATTTTTCTCATTTCTGAATTAATAGGTTCAATAGATTTTTCTTTACATTTTTTTTGAAGTTCCTTAAATACAGGACCATTTTCTTTAATTTTGCGAGATGTTGCTGGATTAATAGTTTTATTTTTAAGCCATTTATCGCAAATCTCTTGTTGATTTAAAGGTTTTAAAGGATTTAAGGAACATTTTTTTTGAAGTTTTTTATAAATAGTACCATTTTCTTTAATTTTACGAGATGTTTCAGGATTAATAGTTTTATTTTTTAACCATTTATCACAAATTTCTTTTTTTGATAGCATTATTATCTAATTATATAATGGGTTTTATTTATTATTTTTTCTAGGATTAAAAAAATTAATAAATCTATTTAAATATGATGTTTTATTTTTTGGTGATGATGATGATAATGATAATGATGATGATACTGATGAAAATTGATAATTTCCTTCAATTATATAAGGTGTTTTATTAATAATATTAGATGGTTTAATAGTTGTAAATGATGGCACACGTTTAGATAAAACATTTAATAGTTCTCTATTAATTTTTATATGATAACTAGGATCTTTATAACTATCAAAAGATTTTAATATTGATTGTAATAATTCTATCATTGCGAATTCATCTGAATTAAATTTATCTTTAAAATAATGTAAGCTATTTAATATCATTGAATAATCATAATTTGCTTTAATAGTTGTATTAGTAGGACCATATCTGCTATTTGATACAAATGGTTGAATTAAACCAAAATCCCATATTACCCATAAATAACCTTGATTTTCTAAATAATAATCTTTACCATAAATATTATAATGTAAATAACCACCAGGTTTTATTTTATGATAAAGAAAATTGCCACTATGAGTATCACAATGATTTGATTTAGTATAATTATGAAAAAACATAATAGATAATAATATTTGGGTTATTATATTTAATTTATCTTTTGAAATATTATTTAATAAATTATAACGTAAATCGCCAGATGCTAATTCATTAAGTTGAATTAATAATGATTTATTTTTATTTATTAATTCTGGAAAAAGTTGTTTAACTTTATGTTTATCTTTAACAATTGAATGTTCATCTGGATTATTACTTTTAACACGAGAATTATTACATCTTAATGATCCATATGAAATAGGAAAATGAGGACATTTAAAATCTATAACTAATTTTGTTAAATCTTCTAAAACTTTAACTTCTTTTTTATTTTCTTTTCCTTGATTTGTTATTTTAACAGCAAATTTATTTAATTTATCAAATTTTGTTCCATATTTAATATTAGATTTAAAATGAGATAAAAATGCAATTCCAAATGCACTTATAGATCCAATTTGTTTATCTAAAATAATTTTATTTCCAAGTCTATAAACTGGTTTTTTAGTTATAGGATCAATATTATATAATCTTACGCAATTCTTTGTTTCTTTAATTGATAATAAATATTTTTTAATAATAATATAATAATTAATACGATCAATAATATTAACTGATGTGCGATTAATATAAGGAATAAATAATTTATGTATTTTCTTAGCCGCTGCTATTTTTTTTGCATTTGAACTCATAAATTCTTCTGGAGCTGATTTAAAAGATTTAGATGATGATTTAGATTTAGGTTCTGATTTAAAGGATTTAAAGGATTTAGATTCTGATTTAACTAAACATTTCTTTTCAAGTTCCTTAAATATAGGTCCATTTTCTTTGATTTTACGTAAGGTTGTTGGATTTATAGTTTTATTTTTAAGCCATAAATCACATAAATCTTTTTCTGTTAATTTAGTTTCTTTCTTCTGTTGTTTTGGTAAACATTTCTTTTCAAGTTCCTTAAATATAGGTCCATTTTCTTTGATTTTACGTAATGTTGCTGGATTAATGGTTTTATTTTTAAGCCATAAATCACATAAATCTTTTTTTGTTAATTTAGGCATTATTATCTAATTATATATGGGGTTTTATTTATTATAATAGAGGGTTTAATAGTTGTGAAAGATGAAACATTTTCAAGAAGAAAATCAAGAATTTCAATAGTTAATTGTTTATGTAAATTAAAATCAAATTCTTTTTTAAATTTATTTATAATATTTTTAGATAATAATTTATTTAGATTTATAATATCTTCTGATAAATAATCTTCAGCCCAATCAAACATTCTAAATATATTATTATAATCATATGTAATTGGTTCTTCTGTATAAATATTTCCAAATTTATTATTATTTATTTCTTTACTATTTTGAAATGGTTCAATTAATCCAAAATCCCATACAACCCATAAATACCCTTGATTTTCTAAATAATAATCTTTACCATAAATATTATAATGTAAATAACCACCAGGTTTTATTTTATGATAAAGAAAATTACCTAAATGAATATCTGCATGAAATGCATTAATGCAAATATTAAAAAATAATATTGATAAAAATATTTGAACATATGTATTCATTATGTCTTTATGATCTTTTAAATAATCATTTAAATCACCTGCTGCCAATTCATTAATTTGAATTAATAATTTCTTATTTTTATTTATTAATTTTGGAAAATTTTTATTATTATTTTGCATATCTTTAACAATTGAATAATCATCATTATCATTACCATTAACATTAACATTATTAATACATTTTAATGAACCATAATTAATAGGAAAATGAGGACATTTAAATTCCATTACTTTTTTTGTTAATTCTTTCAAAATTTCTAGTTCATTTTTATTTTCTTTTCCCTGATTTGTTATTTTAACAGCAAATTTATTTAATCTATCAAATTTTGTTCCATATTTTATATTAGATTTAAAATGAGATAAATAAACAATTCCATGTATACCAGGTGTTCCTATTTCTTTATCTAATATAATATTTTTACCAATTTTATAAATTATTTTCTTAGTTATTGGATCATAATTATATAATTTCATACAATTATTTTTTTCTTTTATTGATAATAAATATCTTTTTATAATAATAAAATAATTAATACGATCAATTATATTTATTGATGTACGTTTAATATAAGGAACAAATAATTTATATATTTTTTGCATATTTAAAGGATTTAAGGAACATAATTTTTGAAGTTGTTTATATTTAGGACCATTTTCTTTAATTTTGCGAGATGTTTCAGGATTAATGCTTTTATTTTTAAGCCATTTATCACAAATCTCTTTTTGATTTAAATGATTTAAGGAACATAATTTTTGAAGTTTTTTATAAATAGGACCATTTTCTTTAATTTTGCGAGATGTTGTTGGATTAATGGTTTTATTTTTAAGCCATTTATCACAAATCTCTTTTTGAGTTAAAATAGGCATTATTAATATCTAATTATATATGGGGTTTTATTAATTACACCATAAGGTCTTATAGTCGTAAATGATGAAACATTTGCAAGTAAAAAATCAAGAATTTCAATATCTAATTGTGGTAGTTTATTAACATCATATTCAAAATTATATTTTTGAACATATTTTGATAATATATTGTCTTTTAATGATTTACAAATGCGAATAGTATCACTGAATATATATCCACTATATTGTTGAATTCTTTCAATTATATATAAAAAATCATATCCTATTTGCAATTTTGTGAAAGCTTCACCAAATTTATTATTATTTATTTCTTTACTATTTCTAAAAGGTGTAATAGATCCAAAATCCCATATAACCCATAAATAACCCTCATTTTCAAGATAATAATCTTTACCATAAATATTATAATGTAAATAACCACCTGGTTTTATTTTATGATAAAGAAAATTACCTTCGTGTGCATCTGAATGATGTGCATTTATATATTTATGAAAAAACATAATTGATAATAAAATTTGTACTAATGAATTTGATAAATTTTTATTATTACGTGATATTATATTACTTTTTAAATCTCCTGTTGCTAATTCATTAATTTGTGTATATAATTTTTTAGTTTTATTTACTAATTTAGGAAATAATTTTCTATCTTTTTGTTTATCTTTAACAATTGAATAATCATCTGATATTTTAGGTTTTGGGGAAGAATTACATTCTAATGAACCATATGTTATAGGAAAATGGGGACATTTAAATTCTATTACTTTTTTTGTTAATTCTTTTAAAATTTGAATTTCTATTTTATTTTCAGCTGATTGATCAGTTATTTTAACAGCAAATTTATTTAATCTATCAAAGCGTGTTCCATATTTAACATTAGTTTTAAAATAAGATAAAAATACTATTCCATATGTGCTATTTGTTCCAATTTGTTTTTCTAATATAATATTTCTACCAACTCTATAAATAGGTTGATTTGTTTTAGGATTAATATTATATAATTTTATACAATTATTTTTCTCTTTTATTGATAATATATATTTTCTTATTATTAAAAAATAATTAATCCGATCTATTAAATTTATTGATGTACGTTTAATATAAGGAACAAATAATTTACGTATTTTTTTAATAGCTTGTTTCTTTTTTTCTTGCGATGATGATAATATTGGTAGACGAGATGATGATAATGATGGTAATTTGGCTGATAATTGAGATGAAGATAATGACGGTAGTTTAGATGATAATTTTGATGGGGAAGAAGTTTTAGCTCTTTTTATTTGTGATTTTAATATTATTGAAATTTGTTTTTTAGATAAACATTTATTTTCTAATTTTTTATAAACCGGTCCATTTTTTTTAATTATACGAGATGTTTCAGGATTTATAGTTTTATTCTTTAACCATTCAGTACAAATATTTTTTTCTTTTAATTCATCAGTATCTTTTGTTTTTTTTGGATTTAAGGAACATTTTTTTTGAAGTTTTTTGTACATTGGACCATTTTCTTTAATTTTACGCGATGTTTCAGGATTAATAGTTTTATTTTCAAGCCATTTATAACAAATCTCTTTTTCTGTTAATACAGGCATATATTATCTAATTATATATGGGGTTTTATTTATAATATTTGATGATTTAATTGTAAAAGATGAAACATTTTTTAATAAAAATTCTAAAATTTCTTTATTTAATTTATGTAAAAAGTTAATATTAAATTCATTATTATATTTATTTATAATTAAATTTAATTGTTGAAATATTGAAAGTTCTTTTTTATTTAATAATGATTTATTTATAAAAGTTATATATAAATGCAGGCGATGTAATAGAAAACTATAATCTCTATTTATTTGCATTCTTGCATAATTAAATTTGCCAAATTTATTACTATTTGAAAATGGTTCTACATCCTTAAAATTTGATAAAATACATAAATAACCTTGATTTTCTAAATAATAATCTTTATCATAAATATTATAATAAAAATAACCGCCAGGAGTTATTTCCTGATAATTATAATGTTCATAATCTTTTCCAAAATAATATGCATCAATATAATTATGAAAAAACATTAAAGAAATAAATATTTGTGTAATAATATTTAATATATCTTTCTTTTTAGTTAATGTTAATAAATCTTTTAAATTACCATCAACCATTTCATTCATTTGTATATATTTATTTTTACAAACTAATGATCCATAAGTAATAGGAAAATGAGGACATTTTAATGTAATTGTATTAGCACTCAATTCATTTAAAATTTTATTTTCTTTTTTCTTACTTTCATCATCATTTGTAATTTTGATAAATAATTTATTATTAGAAGTTTTATAATGAGATAAATAATTATTTAAATCTAGTTTTTTATCTAAAAATATATCATCCCCTATTTTAGTTAATTTTAAACAATTGTCAATACTTTTTAATTTTAAAATATATTTATTAATTTTATAAAAAAATTTAATACGATTCATATGAAAATCTTCTTTATCTGATGATTTAATATAATCAACAATACATTTCTTTTGAAGTTTTTTATAAGTACTTCCTGTTTCTTTGATTTTTCTTAATGTTTCTGGATTAATATTCTTATTCTCTAACCATTTATCACATATATCTTTTTGATTTAAAGAATTTAAGGAACATAATTTTAATAGTTCCTTATATACAACACCATTTTCTTTAATTTTGCGTGATGTTTCTGGATTTATTGTTTTATTTTTGAGCCATTTATCGCAAATTTCTTTTTGTGTCAATTTAGTTTTTATTTGATTTTTAAACATTTTTATTCTAAACATTATACAGATTAAAAAATGAAAAAATATGTATTTATTATTGATTTAGATAGTACAATAATAGGTGATTGCAGTTATCAATTACAATTATATAATATTGCAAAAATTATGAATAATGGCAAACAATTAATTAATATTAATAAAATATTATCAAATTATTATAATGAAAAATTTAAATTAGTTCGTCCTTATTTTGTTTATTTTATTAATAAAATGCGTGAATTATATAAAAATGATGTATATTTTTATGTATATACCGCTTCAAGTAAAGATTGGGCTAATATACAAATAAAATTAATAGAAAAAGAAAATAATATAAAATTAAATAGACCTGTCTTTACAAGGGAAGAATGTAAAGAATTTAAAAATAAAAAATTACAATCTTATTCAAAATCTATTGATCCTTTATTAGATAAAATTAAACCTAAAAATCCTGAAATAATTATTATTGATGATAGTGATGTTTATACTGATTTTAAACACGTTCAAATACAATGTAAACCTTATAATTATACTGTCTTTTGTGAAATTTATAATGTTTTACCTGAAAAAATGCAAAATGATTTAGGAAAAGGAATGATTTGTCCATATAATAAAGATAATTGTAGTATTACTAATAAAATGAAATTATATAAATGGTTATATAAAAAATGTAAAGAAGTTAATAAAAGTAATAAAAAATTCTTATTAGATAAATTTTGGCTAAATTTAGCAAAAGCTATTGATACTAATAAAATTACTGATTTTAATAGTAATGTAATAAAACAATTGACAACTATTGCAAATAATTAATAATAAGAATAAGTATATCTATTGCAATAATTCATATTATAAATATAAAATAACCAATAAAATGGTCCCGCAAATAATGCTAACACTAAACCTGCAATTTTATCTCCAACAGATGAATTATAAAATATACATACAAATGATGCTATAAATGCAGCAAAACCGGATATTATCCAAATTAAAACTAATAATGATATCCAGATAATATATACAGAACTTGTTGTTATTTTAAATAATGTATAAATTAATGGTGCACGAGGTCCTAAAAATAAACTAAACATATCATATTGATCAAATGAATTAATTGCAGTATCTGCTAAATTAGTCGAAAATGATATTGTTCCTGTTGTTGTTGGTGTTGTTCCTGTTGTTGCAGTTGTTGCAGTTGCAGGTCCTATTATTTTTAAATCTATTTTTTCTGTTGTACTCATTTTTAATTGATCTATATATAATTAATATTATAATTTAATTATATTGATTATATTGATTATATTGAATATTATTACAATAATTTATATTATATGCATAATATATCCAATAAAATGGTCCTGCGATTATACTAAATACAACACCTAATATTTTATCTTTTGTTGGTGCATCATAATTTAAACACATCATACTTGCTATAAATGATATTATACCACCTGTAATCCATACTATTAAAAATATAAGTATAATAAATGCTAATATAGTATTTGCTTTTTCTATTTTTTCTTCTTTTGTTGCCATTTATCTATATTATATAAATATTTATTTATTTTTTTTGATTAATATGATAATATACACACATTAAAAATGCATCGCATAAATCATCCTTTTTTTTATGAGAATTAATAATTGTTAATATCTCATCATTTTTATAAACATTTTGTAATAAATGAATTGCATAATAAGTAGCATCAAATTTATTTTGTTTATATTTAGTTGATGCTATTATTGTATCATTAAATTCATCTATTATTTTTAATTTATGTTTGGGAGATACATAATTAGTTTCAATATCTAAATTTAAATGTTTTCCAATTAATTTAAAATAAGTATTTATGCAAGTTTGAATTGTTCTCATAATAGATGTCATTTGACATTCAATTAATATTATTAATTTATCTTTAGTATCTTCAATATTTAATTTAATCATTAAATCATCTAAAAAATCAATAGTATTATCAATAATATTTTGAATATTTGTTTTTTTACAATTTAAATTAATATTATCTATATTTTTTATTATAAATTCATTATTATCATCAATTATAGCAAAACAATATGCCATATTTTTTATGCCAATATCAAAAGATAATAATTGTATCATATTATATATATATATGATATGATAACTTTATTTATATTTAGACGAGATTTGAGAACTTATGATAATACAACTTTAAATATAATTAAAAATAAATATCCAAAATCTCAAATATTACCAATATTTATATTTAATAAAAAACAAATAGATGAAAAAGAAAATAAATATTATTCTAAAAATGCAGCACAATTTTTATTTGAATGTTTAGATGAATTAGATTTTATTAATTTTTATTATACCGATAATGAATTATCTATTTTAGATGAATTATATAAAAAATATAAATTTGATGTTATCGCATATAATAAAGATTATACACCTTATGCAAAAAAAAGAGATAATGATATTAATTTATGGGCTAAAACTAAAAAAATAGAAATTATTGCAGAAGAAGATTATACTTTACATAATATGGGAGAAATAACAAAAGATAATAATGATCCTTATTTAAAATTTACACCATTTTATAAAAAAAGTATCCTAAAAATACCAAGATCTTTATCTACTAATAAATCTTTTAATTTTATTTATGATAATGGTAATGGTAATGATGAAAGAAAATTAAAATCATTTAAATTTATAAGACCTGAAGTAAATAAATTTATTTCTGTTAATGGTGGAAGAAAAAATGCATTATTAATATTAGAAAAACTTAAATCTGGTAAATTTGATAATTATGATGATGAAAGAGATTATCCTTATTTAGATAAAACAACTAAATTAAGCGCATATATTAAATTTGGTTGTTTAAGTATTAGAGAAATTTATTATTCATTACCAATAAAACACGGAATAATAAGAGAATTATTTTGGCACGATTTTTATGCAATAATAACATATTATTTTCCATATGTATTAAATGGACAATCTTTTATAAAGAAATATGAAAAAATAAAATGGAATAATAATAATGAATTATTAGAAAAATGGAAGAATGGATTAACCGGATTTCCTTTAATTGATGCAGCTATGAGACAATTAAAAATATGTGGATGGATGCATAATAGATGTCGTATGGTGGTTGCATCATTTTTAGTAAAAAATTTATTAATTGATTGGAGAAAAGGAGAAGAACATTTTGCAAAATCATTGGTTGATTATGATCCTTCTTCAAATAATGGAGGATGGCAATGGTGTGCATCAACTGGAACAGATAGTCAACCTTATTTTAGAATATTTTCGCCAACATTACAAATGAAAAAATTTGATAAAAATTGTGATTATATTAAAAAATGGGTTCCAGAACTTAAAGATGTATCAAATAAAATAATTTTAAATTGGGAAACAAAACAATATCCAAATATTAATTATCCTAAACCAATTGTAGATACAAAAGAAACATCTAAATTATTTATAAAAACTTTTAAAGAAATTTAAAAGTCTATTTGCATATTTTAATAATGTTAATAGAGATCACTATGTTCTCTGTAAAATATATTTAAATATAGTTATTATATTTAAAT